CGGGGGCCCCCTGACAAAGGTGAAGTTGGTTTCCTTCAACCCTACGTCTCGGGATCATATCGCCGACCGTTTGCAGAAACTCTACGGGTGGAAACCGGCGCAATTCACAGGCTCCGGTAAACCCACCATCGACGATGAAGTTCTGAAGAAGCTGTCCTATGAGCCCGCCAAAGCCTTGTCCGAACTCTTCATGCTCGACAAGCGGATCGGGCAGCTGGCCGAGGGCAAGGAAGCGTGGCTGAAAGCTGAGCGGGATGGCGTCATCTACGGGCGCATCGATCAGTTCGGCGCCTACACTGGCCGGATGACTCACTCCAAGCCAAACGTGGCCCAAGTTCCGCGCAACAGTTCGCCATATGGCGAAAGATGCCGAGCGTTATTCAGGGCGAGACCTGGGTACAAGCTGGTTGGCTGTGATGCCGAGGGGCTGGAGCAGAGAGCACTGGGTCACTACATGGCCCAGCGGGACGCTGGTGCTTACGCCAAGGCAGTCGTCGAGGGTGACAAGACCCAGGGCACCGATGCCCACACCCTGACGCAGAGGGCCATCGAGCTGAACAGCCGGGACTATGCTAAGACCTGGTTCTACGCCTTCATCTACGGTGCCGGCGACTACAAGCTCGGGACCATTATCTGGGAGGACATGACGGAATCCCAGCGGTCCACCATGCGCAAGACAAAGCGCAACTTGACGCAACTGGGCGCACGGTCCAGGGACCGGATCGCCAAGAACCTGCCGGCGCTGGCCAAGCTGACTGAGGCAGTGCAGAAAAAGGTTCGCAAGACCAAGACCATCCGTGGGTTGGACGGTCGGGTCATTACTGCCCGCTCCATGAACGCCGCTTTGAACACCCTGCTGCAGGGTGCCGGGGCCATTGTTATGAAGCGGGCCTTGGTGATTCTGGATGAGACCTTACAGGCCAAAGGGCTGGTGCCCGGGGTCGACTACGAGTTCGTTGGGAACATTCACGACGAGTTCCAAATCGAGTCTCTGGAGCACTGCGCCGAGTTTGTAGGCCAGACCGCTGCCGACGCGATCCGCAAGGCTGGTGCGTACTACGACATGAAGTGCCCGTTGGCCGGGGACTACGCCATTGGCGAAAGCTGGGCCGAGACACATTAACGGCCAAACAGCCCGCGCAAAGATGCTGAGTAACGCGAAGGCCCGGGCTCGCCTCCAAGGTGTTCCGTTCGACTTGACGTTGGACGACATCCACATCCCCGACCGATGCCCTGTGTTTGGCACTCCCATAAAGACCGCCCGAGGCAAGGTGAGCTGTCCGAACAGTCCATCACTGGACCGGATAGTTCCCGAGCTGGGGTACATTCGAGGGAATGTCGTGATCGTGTCCTTCAGGGCCAACAGGGCCAAGTCTGACCTGAGCATCGATGAGTTGTCACGGTTGGCGCATTTTTACCAAAAACTGACGGAGGAAGAAGATGCTGATAGCTGAGCTGGTGTTCGGCCTGGTTGCCCTGGGTATTGCTGGGTTGTGCATGTGGCAGGACCATGAGGCATACGACTGATGACCGCGGTTCTGTTGGATGCAGACGGCCTGGTCTACCGGTTGGCTTACCGTAACCAGGGCACCGTGGACTGGGACGGTGACGGCGACTTGATGTCCTGGACCAACCCGGAGGTCGCCAAGGCCCAGCTGGACGAGTACGTCGATGAACTTCGGGATGACCTGGGGGCCGACCGGGTCGTCATGTGCTTGAGTGACCCAGACACAAACTGGCGTCACACCGTCATGCCTGCCTACAAGGCCAACAGGGCCCCAGAGGCCCGCCCCGAGCTGTGGGCTCCCATTCGACGCTACATCACCGACCAGTACGAGACTTGGCTGAGGCCCGGGCTGGAGGCTGATGATGTCATGGGCATCCTGGCGACCAACCCGAAGATCATCCAGGACTCGGAGAAGATCATCGCCACCATTGACAAGGACCTGAAGCAGGTCCCCGGGCTCTTCTACGACCTGGGCCACCCGGAGGACGGGGTCCAGCAGATCGACCCAGTAGAGGCCGAGAAGTGGCACCTGAAGCAGGCCTTGGCCGGCGACCCCGTGGACAACTATTTCGGTGCCCAAGGTGTTGGCTGGGAGACTGCTGATGCCCTGATAGAGGCTCACTATGCCGGCGAGGGCTGGCAGATGTGGTCCTACCAGCATGAGTTCAAACGCGGGGCCCGCAAGGGCCAGACGGAAATCAGGTGGCGCAAGGTCCCCAGTACCAACGTATGGATCGCCATCCTGAGCTACTACCGCAAGGCCAGACACCCCATCCGAGATGCCCTCCGAAACGCCATCGTAGCCCGCATCCTGCGGCATGGCGAGTATGACTACGCCAATAAACAGCCCATCTACTGGGATCACGAGAGGATTCAGGAATGAACCGCGAGAAGTGCAGTAATTGCTTTGGCACCGGTGAGGTGTGCGCAATTGGCGAACCTGCGTACCCATCCAACTGGTGCGTGTGCCCTGTGTGCAGGGGGTCTGGTGAGACCCCCAAATGGCTGCCCCAACAGGAGGTCGAAAACACTCCCGTAGAGCAGCCGGCTCCCCAGGCCACCGTAGAACAGCCGATGCCCCAGGGCACCGGCCCCAGCATCCACGAATTGGTCCAGCAGGACATTGAGGCTCGCGCCCGACTGGGCGAGGAGAAGTACGGCGAGCGTCTTCGGGCCTGCAATGGCCGGGATGCGCTGGTCGATGCGTACCAGGAGGTGTTGGACCTGGCGGTCTACCTGCGGCAACAGCTGACCGAAGACAGGATACTCAATGCCCCACCCCCGGGAGCCGAGCAGCTTACCATCAAGCCCGCTGAGTACCCCGGACCCCCGGGTCACTCAGAGCGAATTCTAGGCAATGAGTGATTCCTTCCACCTCATTGACTGCGGCTATTACCATCTCTTGGATCATAAGAGGAGTCTATGCGACCTCTACCGAACACTGTTGACGAGCTGATTTCCGAGCTGGACCAGGAGTACCCCGAGCGGTGCCCGCATCCCACATGGACCGAACGTTACATCTGGATGGCTTCCGGCAAGCGCGAGCTGGTGCGACACCTGCTGCGGCGTAAGGAGATCACTGAGGAGAACCGAGCGAAAGCTAAGTTATGACCGACGGACAGTCTGTCCGGGGTCAGTACGAGAAGCTGGCTACCGAGTACCGGCAACCCTATCTGGACCGGGCTCGGACAGCCAGCAAGTACACGATCCCGCACCTGGTGCCCGAGGATGGCCACAGCGGCCATACCCGGTTACCAGTTCCTTACCAGGGGCTAGGCGCCATGGCCGTGAACAACCTGGCGGCCAAGCTGCTGTTGGTCATGATGCCTCCGAACACCAACGTCTTCCGGTTGGACGTCGAGGACGAGCGGGTCTGGGATGTTCTGGGCCAGGATCAGCAGGCGCTGACTCGCGTCAAGGACATGCTGGCCAAGCATGAGTCCAAGACCATGAAGTCCATGGAGCGCCATGCTGCGCGGGTGGCGCTGTTCGAGACCATCCTGCACATCCTGGTGGCCGGCAATGTCTGTGTCTACCAGACGACCAAGGGTCCCTTCCGGGTCTACCACCTGGACAAGTTCGTCGTGCGCCGCAATGGCGTCGGTGAGCCCATGCTGGTCATCACCATGGACACCACGTCCTTGGATGCGCTGCCTGAGGGCGACCGTGAGGCGGTTGCCGATACCCTGAAGAACGATGACAGCCCGGACGACTTGGAGCTGTTCACCAAAATCGAGCGCACCAGCGAGACCGAGTGGACCGTGACCCAGGAGGTCAATGGCATCCAGATTGACGTCGGTCCCAAGAGTACCTACAGCCACGACGAGCTGCCCTGGGTTGTCCCCCGGGCCACCGCCATCGACGGTGAGGACTATGGGCGCGGCTTTGTCGAGGACCACCTGGGTGACCTTGCGTCCCTGGAGGGGCTGACTGAGTCCATCGTCGAGGGGTCATCCGCCGCCGCCCGTGTGTTGTTCCTGGTGGACCCCAATGGCCAGACCGACGTCGAGGAGCTGAAGAGCACTGACAATCTGGGCTTTGCCGTGGGCAAGGCCGACGACATCAGCACCCTGCAGCTGGACAAGTTCGGTGACTTCCGTGTGGCTCAGAGTACGGCTTCAGAGATCACAGAGCGCCTGTCACGGGCCTTCTTGATGTACCAGAGCGTCCAACGCGACGCAGAGCGTGTCACCGCGGAGGAAGTCCGGGTGGTCGCCAACGAGCTTGAGGAGTCCCTGGGTGGGCTGTACTCGGTCTTGGCGTCCGAACTCCAGGCACCCCTGCTGCGGGCCCACATCGGCTGGATGAAGCGCAAGAAGAAGCTGCCCAAGCTGCCAGAGGGCATCGAGCCAGTGGTGGTGACAGGCCTGGAGGCGCTGGGTCGTGGTCATGAACTCAGCCGCCTGCGGACGTTCCTGCAGTTCCTGAGCCCGCTGGGCGAGGACACCCTGAGGACGTACCTGAAGGTCAATGGCTTTATCGCCAAGGTCGCCAGGGCACTGAATCTGGATTCAGACGAGGTTGTCCGATCTGAACAAGAAGTCCAGGCGCTCCAGCAGCAGCAGGAACAGCGCAACGCCATGCGAGAGATGCTGATGGCCCAGCGTAAGCAGCAACCAAGACAGGAGAATGTACCGAATGGCTGAACGCCCCGAGCACATCCCCGAGAAGTTCTGGGACCCTGAGAACGAAACTGTCCGGGTCGACGACCTGGCCAAGTCCTACGCCGAGCTGGAGCGCAAAGCGTCCCAGTCCAAGCCGCCTGCCGGGTCGGACCCGAAGGCTGACCCCGAACCCACCAAGTCCTCTGAAGACCTGAAGCTGGAGGACTTCGATGCCGAGCTGAACCAGTTCGGCCAGCTCAGCCCGAACAGTCGGCAGCGCCTGGTGGACTCCGGTATCCCTGAGGCCATGGTGGACGCCTATGTGGCCAACCGCCAGTCCTCGAAAGAGGCTGCCATGAACGACGCCTACGAGGCTGCCGGCGGTAAGGAGAAGTTCGAGGGCATGCGCGCCTGGGTCGGCCAGGAGCTGGGTCAGGATGCCGTCAAGGCTTTGGACAATGCCGTGAACAGCGGTGACCCCTATACCCGTGAGTCCGTTATCCGCGGCATGTACGCCCGGTACGCTGAGGCCAACTCCGAACCCACCCTGGTTGAAGGGCGGGGCGCCGGCGGAAAGACCGGCGCGTCGTTCGGCAGCTGGGAGGAAGTCCAGGAGGCCATGAAGGACCCCAAGTACCGACGTGACCCTGCGTATCGCGCCGAGGTTGAGCGCAAGATCGCCAGGTCTTCGGCCCTGGGTAACGCCACACCTGTGTAATAAACACGGCCCCCTAGTAACCACCTTAGCGGGTGGCATCGCTAGGGGGTTCTTTTATTGGAGGTAACGAATGGGTGCTATTTATTCGCCCAAGGGGCAGCCTCACCATGGACGGCACCGCGCAGAGCGCGGCGCTGGCAACGGGCGTGAAGGAAGGCGCGGGCCGTATCCGAGTGACCAACAGAGGCGCCACTACTGAGGCCATTCGCGTGGCATTCGGCACAAGCTCGGCCAACGCGGAAAGCAACCTCAACATCTCGGCGGCGGCGGCAACGACTGGCGTTTATATTGGCTCACCGGCGGATGGATACGACTCCAGCGTGATGCTCGGGGTGCCGGCGAACGCGACACACTATGCGGTTGCTAATGCGGTTGCCTCTGACACGCCAGCCGTGAGCGTCGAGCAGGGGGTGTGAAATGACTACCTATTATGTGTCTCAAAGCGGCAGCGCGACCAAAGCGGAAGCAGTTGACCCTAATACGCCGATGTCGGCATCTACCCATAACGGCGAAACGTTCTCTTCCGGTGATGTGGTTTACCTGTTAGGCAATATCACGACCGGCGTGGTGCCACCGTCAGATGGTGTGACGTATCGCTTCGACTATCCGGGAAACGTTGGCTCAATCACGCGGCCGAATTCAGGCACTGCGTTTTACCTGAATGGTGTATCGAATTGCACGGCTGAGTCGCCGGTAATCTCCGCCACCGGAACGGCCAACGGTATCTTCATGAACGGGACCACAGATGGCAACGTCATCAACTCGCCACAAGTGACGAGTGAATCAGGTCGCGGCATCTACGTATTCGGGAATGGTCACACGAATTGGGAGATTAACTCTCCAGTGGTGACTCATGGCAACGGGCTGGACATAACAAGCG